CCTTGCAATACTCCACCAGGTGTTGGTGTTGCTTGCGTTTGTCTAACATTGTCAAGTGGGTTTTCTGTAACTGTGCTTTGGCCTTCGTTCATAACAGCTTGCCACATTTTAACAGCACCTTCCACGCCATACTCTGCAGGATTCTTGCTAGCGAAATTCATAAAAGAATCAACTTCAGCAGGAGTTAATCCTTGCTGCAAAAGGTTACCCTTTAATTGTTGAATCCCTTGATTCTTCATTACACCAGCCATCCTTTGATTTACGGCTTGTCCGATACTATCTTGTAGCTCTTGCTGTCTGAACTTATACGATTTAGATTTAGGGTCATTATAGGCTTCCCACGGGTCAAAGTCATCTTTCTCTAATTCAATACGTTGCGGGCCAACGGGTTGTCCGTTATTACCACCTTGAACCATACTTGCAACTGTGTTAGCAATATCTGGTCTAGCTTGTAATAAACTCCCAATCGCTTCATATTTCTTTAGATTCTGATTTTCATTAGCGAGTTTATCCTTCTCAGATTGGAAGTACTTGGCCTGTTCTTCCCAAGTCTGTTCCGAATTCTCGTTTAATGTTTGTCCTTCATCCTGCCCTACATTATCAACGGGTTGACCTTCTTGTTGAAGATTCTCGCTTTCATATGCGTCTGTCATTATTTCTTCTCCTTTTGCGATTTCTCTTGTCTTTGTTGAGCTTGACTACCTAATCGTAATTTCTCTGACTCAAGTTTGACCGCATCTTTTAATCTGTCCACAGACAACTTATTAGCTGTCTTAGATTCTAAAGTCTGACCTTTAAGTTCAGCCTTGAATTTTTCTACCTCAGTACGCTTACGTGCCTGTATTGATTCTCTATGTGCAGTTTGTAAGTCGCCTGAAACTTTCTTAATTTGTTCTTGGGCTCCTGCCAACGCTTGTTGTAATTGCTGTATCTGGTCTGTTCTTGACAATACACCCTCCTTATCAAATATATCAGTTTTCTTAAGTGCTTCAACCTTATCAATAAGTCCTGACTGATAAGCTTGCATATATACTTCCCATTCGCCCCATTTATTTGAAGGCATTGTTGAGTTACCAATAACTCTTATATCAAATTGACCAACTGATACATCATTTTCAATTTGCATTAATTCTTTTGTTTTATCATCATATAGTCTTTTATTAACTGTAAACTCATTTATATCATTATTAGGTTGTGCAATTCTAAATGTCTTTTGAAAATTATAATGAGATTTAGCTAAATTATATACAACCTTTCCAATTCTCTTTAAAGAGCCCTCAACATCTCTTAATTTTGACTTTGAACGTCTTTGACCAAAATCTTCCATCATCATTGTAGCTGAAGATGTTCTTGGTGCTGCTTCTGAATTTCCTTGCATCATTTCAAATATTCCCATATTAAGGTCAATATATCTCTCAATCAATTGAGGAAGTTGCATAATTGAACTTGACAATGGTTGAGGTGAAGGAAAATGTGGTTCCCCAAAAGAGGCATCATATTCTAGGGTTGCGTTTGGATTTGCCCAGTCTCTTTCGAGTTCTTCAATGTCTTGGACACTTCCTTGAGGGATAAGAAGTTTGAGTCCAGAACTAGCTTGTGCGTGTGATGTAATCAATGATACTACTTTATTGAGGAACCGTTGAAAATCTTTATTCTTTCTGACATCGCTCATTGGATAAGGAGTATTAGTCCATATATTAGGAACAGGTACAATTGGGTACATATCAGTGTCTAACACTAAATCATATAAAACAATCTGTCCAACTGCACATGTTTGTCTAATTCTCGTTTGCTGAACTTCAACAAAGTCAATCAGACCTTTATTAATCGCACCTAAAAATTGCTTATCCTGAGATAATGCATCGAATTGTTCTTTTGAAACAATCTTTTCCTGGTTATTTCGTTTGTCAAGAAGCCTGTAATATGGAACCTTTACTTTTGAATAATTTTCAATTAATCTATATTTTTCACTTGAACCCTGATAATCATAATCTTTAACAACATCAGGAGTAAACGAATCCATTGTACGTTTATTTGAGTTATCTGGCCAATCTTCTTTGGAAACAGTTTCAATCTTATCAATTAATAATGTTTCTTCGCCTTCCTCAATTGGTTCACCAAGCTGAGGATATGCATCAAGAAGTTGCATTTTACTCATTATATGTGATACCATCATTCCTGTGGCATCATCAAAATATCTATCCCTTGCATTCGGGTCTACATAAACCTTGAAAGGATTAAGATGTCTAAATTTTATTTCGCCTCTACCATAATCAGCCTCTTTATCAATATAGGCATAAAAATATCCAAGCCCTGTAACTGCATAATCATGCACTGCTTGTTTAAATTGTTCGTCACCATCAGATATATCCCATATATATTCAAGGATTATTTTCCAAACATGTGCTAACTTAGTATCTGAGTCTTCACGACCAACTGCTGAAAACTTTGGAGGCTTGGATGTTATAATTGCTTTAAACTGTTCAATAGCAGAATAAAGCCTATCCATTGGAACTGCTGACTGATTACGAGATGAAAGTTCATCTAATTCATCTGCGCTAAAGTGATTACCTAAATAGAAGTCAATATCTTCACGAGCAGCAACATCCCAGTCCTCACGTGCGTTAGACCAACGGTCAAACAGCTCTCTAATCTCTTTTGCTCTAAAATCTTCTTTAATCACAGTATATAATATAGTAATAAATTGTTATATATAACAAATCGGGTTAAATTCTTCTTCCAGTCATCCAATCATACATCTTTCTTGGCTTTGACCAAACTCCATTAGCTCCCTTTTCTTTTTTTATATTAGCAGCCTTTGAATTTCCTTTAGCCCACTGGGTTGCCAAGTAGAAAGCATCAATAACATCATCATGAGAACCTTTAGGGAAATCAATTAACTCATCAATAAATTCATGATGTTGTTTTTTAAGATGAACTGCACCAGCTCTAAACATTGGCTGTAGCCCTTCAAATAGCCTATCCTTCTTTTTTGAGTTATAATTCTTAATTCCTTTCTCAATCCCTGGTAAAAACAATCCTTCCTTCTTACTTCTTTTCATTATATAGTCACGAAGCATCTCCTGATATGCAATTGTTTCAATATTTATTCGTCTGATTGGCGAGTATTGTTTAGCGATTTTAAATATTTCATCGGCACACTCCATGGGTAGTACTCTTTTACGCCAATAGTCAATAACGTAATAATCGTATTCAGCAGTAACACCAAGAACCATAATAACAGAATAGTCACTCCTGCGATTAATTGTTGAAGCGGGGTCAACACCAATATATATATTAATATATTCTTTACCGCCATCAGCGAATTGTATATACCATGAGTCAGCCGCCTCATCAAACCTTGTATTTCCTTGATAAATCCCTTCATTAATATCCTCCTCACTAAATATTTGGTCTTCAGGTGATTTAGCTTGATTCATATATTCCTGATAAAACTTTGCAGGAGTACCAGAATCAATATAAAACTGCTTTCTTTCTTCTAATTTTTTAAGAGGCCATCTTGAAGGCCATATTGGCTTTCCATCTTCAATGGCTTTTCGAGTAAATACATTCCACATATACTCTTCACCTGTTTTCTTGGCTTCTTGGCTTCCTTTTACAAGTCCATTTAAAAAACTATCATAATGAACAACTGTTCCATTACACCATAAGAACCCATTTTTATCAAAATCAATCGCAGGATAAACAGCTGCAGTTACCCATTCCTTGATTTGTCGTCTTGAATCAGGAGTTTTAGTATTTAACTCAGATTCAAAGTCATCAAGGATAATACCAGTATAACGAGTAGATAATTGTTTTTTACCCCTAAGTCTTTGAGATGTTCCCTTTCCAATCATTCTACATCCATTCTTTAGAGTAAATTCATCTTTAGTCCATTTATCTCCTTCCAAGTCTCCAAAATAATAATGAATAGCTGGATTTGAGTATATATGGTTTGCAATCCAATTCAAGTTATCACGAGCCTGGTCTTGTGCTTCTCCAATCCAAGCAATAAACTCAGGTTTATCTTTGGTTGCAAATAAAAATTTATGTAAGACCGCTGCAGCTGCAAGTGTTGATTTTGCATGGTCACGAGGTAAAACCAGAGCTAACTGTTGAATATCTCTATTTAAGAGTCTTTTTCCAACATCAATATGAAAGTCTGGTGTTGCACTTGCTAAAAAATCTTGAGGGGAAAATAATTTTCCAAATGTAATTAAGTTTGAATACGCTAATTGTAATGTCTCTTCATTCTTTGAAACATTACCATTCAGGTTTAGATTTGCCATTTATATATTTGTTAATTCAAAATGCGGTAAGTCATCAAAGCCATTATCTTCAAGGTCAGTGTTTTGATTCCAATCACCACCCCATCTAAGGCCAATACCCTTTGCTTTGGCAATTCCCATCACCATTCCAGCAAAATAGGTCATTCTTTCTCTATCATCCCAATCAATTGGATATGGACATACATCAGCAGCATTTGAAGGATTTGCGTTATGACGACCTTTTGGCCATACAGCTTTTGAATTTCCAGATGCAACTGCCTTGTTCTGGTCTTCTTCACCCCGATGTCCACATATTACTGAACAATCAAAGTGTTTAATGACTTCATTGAATATTTCTTGTAAGTCTTCGTTGCATGTTGCTAATCTTCGTTTTGAGCTTTTTCCAAATTTTGGCATTTTCTATCCTTTTAATTTCATCAATAAATCATCCAACATATTTTGTTGTCCACCAATTCCACTTCCAACTGATGCAAAACCACCCTGTGTTCCAGGATAATATAATTTCTTTGCTGCTTCTCCACCTTGACCACCGCCACCTGCAAATTCAGTGGGTGCATACATTGGAGTTTCTTGATAGTACCCTTCTCCTGTTTCTCCTTGTAATTGGCCTTCCATTTCACCAGTTTGTAAATTTGAAGGGTCTTCTAATCCAGCCATCATATTTGACCACCACCCTCCCAATTCATTTGACCAACCTTCACTTGTCCAGAACTGGTCAACAAGTCCTCCGAAAATTGAATCAGAATTAGTAATACTATTAATTCCACCTTCTTGATTAATTTGATTTTGCATATAAGGAGGTAAATCATTAAATATATTCCAATAATCATCTGATGTAAATCCTACAGGAGGGTCTTCAGGAGGAGTATAAGGTCCAGAATCAACTGGAGTAATTCCTTCTTGTCCAAATCCAGGGCCTCCGTACCCCCCAGGTCCAGTTGAGCCACCAGGCTCTCCTTCTCCACCTCCTTCACTCCAATGACCACCCCATCCCTCACCTCCCATAATTTGCTGTCCACCACCAGTGAATGATTTAGATAACGGATTGCTTATACCAGGATTGCTTGGTTGGTTCATATTATTAATATTTTTGTTGGTATTATTCATACCTTGCGTTAAAAAACTTGTAAATGGTTTAAATCTTGGTGGCATTATGCTTTTCCTTGTATTGAATTCTCGCCATAAATATACACAATATTATCATTTAAATCAAATTCACTCTTGCATTTGGGACATATCCACCCATGAACCTCTCGGTGTGAGTCCAAAAGTCCAATTCTTTTTGTGAATTCCTCGCTAAGATATAGGTCTGATTCACAGATTGGGCAAGGGTCCTTTAAGATTTCACTCTGATTCTTCTTCTTTGTGTGCGATAAGCTCTGTTTTGTTGCCGCCATTAAGTGCCTCCATTTGTTCTGATGTAAAACCTGACCATACAGTTAACTGCTCCTGCTTTGTATCTGTGTCAAATAACCCTGAAATCTTGGATAATGACTCCAATGAACGTAATTTATCAGAATCTTTATCCGCAATCTCTGCAAGGTTCTTATACCTGGATATAATCCAATTATTAGAAACATCTTCTTCTTGAAGCACTTTCTTGATTTCCTCTTTGACCATCTTCTTAACCTCATCTTTTTTCATTAATTTATTGGCTGAGTTGGCAATGTATTCACTACTCTTTGAATTCTTGAATACTTTTGCGTATGCCTCGGAAATATCTTTTCCCCCAGCCACATATCTTGCAAAAACGAACTCTTTTGGATTAAGTCCGTCCTTTTTATATCTTTTGAACGAATCATACGTTCTTGAAAATGTATATATATTCTGTGCAATTCCGTCTTCACCAAGCATTTTGGCGTTTAAATTGTCCACCCTGAAGGTTCCAATCACCGTTCTTACACAACGTGTATACTTATCCGAAGCATGAATCTTCAAAGAATAGCATTTAAGTATCTGACAGACGTTTTCATCATCAGTCAATACCCATTCACCCTCTTTTGCCTCTCTCCAAGTATTGTTCAAGGCAACATCAGGATGATGAATGCGAAATTCTTGCACCGAATCGTATAAATAATGCTTTTTTCCCTTAACTTCTTTAAAATCCATTCAATAATATAATACCAATTTTGTTTTTAAAAAAATTTGTACTAATTTATGGCTCACATAAATGGTTTGGTTTAATACTTATTGCGTTTATGTTGAAAAGTGGTCACAATAAGGGGAGAATCAAAGCCACAGTCCAACTCGAAGACAATTGAGGACGATTCTAGGGGAATAACCCGAAACTGATGATTGTCCTTGATTAATACTTATTCATAATAATCATATCCAATGGCAGCATGGCTCCGAAGAAGCAAAGTTGCAAAGGATTCTGAGTACTCTATCTATATGGTAGGGGTAATATCTCTCTATCCTTTCAACAACATCCACCAAAGAAGCAATTATATAATAATAAAGAAAAAGAAGTTAAAGTTATAAAAAATAGAAAAATAATATTAGAATGCGTGAGAGTCTTTTTCTTACTCACCCACCCCATTGAATTGCCCCTATTGGGTTGAAATTAGGTTGAAATCCAGCATATTATAATTTTAATTGAATTTTATATTATTTATCTAAAAAGGAAACGCCCCAGTAATAAACTGAGGCGCTTTATTGGTAGGATATTGAGGTTGCGAGTGTTGGCTTATTGACAAGCTTTAATAAATCTATCCTTATCAAACCTTTCATTATTCTTCTTGAACATAATAACGAAGTCATTAACTAGACTATCTTTGACTAACATATCTATAGTATCAAGGTATTCACCTTCTAAATTGATTGTCATCTTATTACTTGTATTATCTTTTATTATACTTGCTATCTGTATATAATCTTTTTTAGTCATTATTATACCCCCACTTTAGAATTAAAGTTATAACCAAATAATCTTTTAATAAGCGCATATAACTTAGATAATAAACCCTTATTATAGTGCCTTTGTTTATTCTCAAGTATATTTATTTTATCCTCAAGTATTCTGTACTCATCATTATGCTCACCTGTAGTTATATAGTCATCTGGATTAATCTTATCATTTATCATCTCATCAATATCATCAGATGTACAATAATCTTTATAATCAAGGGCATTGTCTATTTCATTTTCAACATCAACTCTTGCAAATTTATCCTCTAAATCATACTCAACGTCTTTGAGTCTTTCTTTTAACTTGTCAAGCTGTAACAAGTCTTTCATTGCTTCTTGGATATCATCAGAGTGTAACTTTTCAAGCATTTTTTCAGCTTCATTAACTCTTTCAATTAAATCATCACTTGACTTTTCAACCCTTTCATTTATTAGCTTTTCAAGATACCTTTGAGGCATTACAATTTGCGCACAATCAGTATTAATAATATCAAGTTTACTTTGTAGGCTTTCATTCTTTTTATACATTGAATCAAGTCTTATTTTATAGCTTTTTAAACTTTCTTCCAACTCATCAACTTTAGTCACTCTTGTTGCTTCTGTTGGTGCTTCTGCTCCGATAACATCTAACAAGCTTTCTTTCTTTGCTGGTGCTTTCTTTTCAATTGTTGTATTTTCAGTTATTGTAGTCATTTTATTTTTTCCTTTATTTATTCTTGTCAACACTTAAATCTACACATTATATTTATATATACAAATAATATTTTATTATTTTTATGTTGCTTTATTATTTATTGTTATTTAGTTTTAATTGTTGATTTATTGAAATAATTAAGGAAAATAAAAAATGAAACAGAATATAAATGAATATGATTTTGAAAGGGCTTTTAATGAGTGTAGACCGAATGATTTTAGTTATGCAGGGTTAAAGGCTCTTTTTGATTATTT